TAGAGACATGCGTGACCGAAGTAGAGATGATCTGCCTATAACAACTTTTCCTGAGCCTGACTTCCCAGGCATCCGTCCTCCTAGACGACCAGAACAACCCAGACGTAATTCAGGCGGTTTCGATAACGACTATTCGTTTTTAAATTTACCCCGAGCAGGGTCTGGTGTCAGAGGTCCTATAGATCTGCCCGATATGAGTCCCGTTGACTCCAATTTTCAAATAGACAGTTACGCCCCAACGGACTTACCCGACGTAGAGATGTTGGCTCCCACGCCGCAACCTTTATCCGTAGATGAATCTTTTTCCGTTTTAGATTCAGTCAGACCGTTTGAGGACAGCGCTTCGCTAGGAGCCAATCAAGAGGAACGTTTTGCTGAACTGGGTCGCTTCTTTGGAGAGAAAGTTAATTCTTTAAAATCCAATATAGACGAACTAACCGCAGCCAAAGACCAAATAGGTTCTGAATTGCAAGTTGCTGTTGCAGAACAAGACACCATTCGTCAAACGTCTGCTGAACAACAGCTAACGGCGCTTGAACAACAAGAACAAGCCTTGCGCGCGGAGTTGGAAACAGCCGTTGCCGAGGCAGAAGCTCAAGGTATTGATGCCGTAGCCGCCGCTGAAGCCGCTGCAGCAGAAAAATACGGAACAGAAATAACAAGTTTAGAAAATACGATAGGCAATTTACAAACAGAGATTGATACGATAACGGGTGCCAGAGATACCGCTGTAACGGAAAGGGATGAAGCTATTGCCAATCAAGACGTAATCAGAGCTGAAGCCGCGGATGCGCAAGTCCAAGCGTTAGACGGACAAAAAACCACGTTAGAGACGCAGTACAATCAAACGATTGGCGATTTACAAGGACAAATAGATGCTTTAAACACATCTCAGGTGGTGGCTGAGACTCCAGTAACGGCAGAATTGCCCGTTGTAGAAGAAACGACTCAACCAGATTTTTACAACCCAAATTATATGGGTGGCGAAGACGAAAAAGCTATAGCTCAATATTACGCTAAAAGTTCTGTCGGAGGTTTGCCAGAAGATATTGCTGTAAATGAAAGCGTTGCTGATTTAGGTTTTGATCCAACAGTTGCTGTTGCAACCGCTCCAGCAAACGATTCTTACGTGCCGATTACGGGACAAGATTTAGGCTTAAACGTAGATCAAAACTTACAACAAGCAGCGATAGATGCGCAATTAGAATTAGATTTGGCTCAAGCGCAAGGTCCTGCAACTCAAGGACAGTTTGAAGCAGCTAAAAATGCAGCAACGGCAGCCAACGCTCAAAAAGCTTTTGTAGAAAGTGGTGGCAAAACACTCGAACAAGAACGAGCCGAGTTAGCAAGACAAAACGCAATAGCGGCTAGTGCTGCAGCCAGACCTCCTGTTGGTACCGTTGATATGTCCAAGATAAATTTACCCAACAATTATATGGACGCTATTAAGAACATCCAACCGCCGCAAAACTTTAACTTTAACAATTTAAGAGTGGGTATGAACCAGGGTGGTGAGATGAACAGGATTCAGTTACTATTGAACAGATTGAGGAAATAATATGAATGAAGGAATAGGATCTTTGATGGACGGAGCAGCCGTAGGCGGAGCAGGACGTGCAATATCCGATATGGACAGGATGATGGCAGACCAAGGTGCCAGACAGGGAATCAGTCCCGTTGAACAACGCATGCAAATGCTACAACAAACGTTAGAGCAATCAGGTAGAACCATTTCTGATGAAGACGCAAGTTTATTTGCGATGGGTGAGATTAGTTTTGAAGATGCGATGGGTAGAGCCACGTCAATCCCAAGAAGTGGCGCAATGGCGATGCAACAACCCAATGCGCAATTGCAAATGGCAGAAGGCGGAGAAGCGTTCCCAGATTTAACAGGAGACGGTCAAGTGACTCAAGCAGATATATTAAGAGGCAGAGGCGTATTCGCAGAGGGTGGTGAAGCCAGTATGGATGAAGTTCAAGAAGGATTGAATGAATTACAAGGACAACAACCAGAAATAGAAGCGATGAATCAATTAATCGCAAGCGTTGTTGAAATGGTTATGTCTGGTGTCAGTGAAGAGGAAATTATGCAATTTTTATCTTCTAAAGGACTCGACGATGAAGAAATACAATTGGTGTTGCAAGCAGCAGCAGATCAATTGATGCAACAACAGGGTCAGCAACAACAGGGTCAGCAACAAGATCCAATACAAGCCGAAATTTCTCAAATGGCCTAAGATGGCTAATGAATTTAGCCAACCTAACGGAGACAGAGCTGAAAGAAGCTCTGATGTTAAAGGAAAAACTAGATAACTACGCGGTACAAGAAAAGTGCCAAGAAAGTTTTTTAAATTACGTTGAACATATTTGGCCTGAGTTTATTTGCGGGCGACACCATAAAATATTTGCTAAAAAGCTACAACAAGTTGCCGAGGGTAAGTTAAAGCGGTTAATTGTTAACATGCCTCCTCGTCATACCAAGTCTGAGTTCGCCTCCACGTTCTTTCCGTCCTACATTATGGGACTCAAACCTAAGATGAAGATAATGCAAACCACGCATACGGGTGAACTAGCCGTACGATTTGGTCGTAAAGTGCGTAACTTGATGGATCAAGAGGAATACAAAAAGATATTTCCCGAAGTAAAATTACAAGCCGATAACAAATCGGCGGGACGTTGGGAAACCAATAAAGGTGGCGAGTATTTCGCTGCGGGTGTAGGCGGAGCGGTAACGGGACGTGGTGCGGATTTATTGATTATTGATGACCCTCACTCTGAGCAAGACGCTTTAAGTCCGTCGGCTTTAGAGTCAGCGTATGAATGGTACACCTCTGGTCCTCGTCAGCGTTTACAACCAAACGGTGCTATTGTTTTGGTGATGACGCGATGGAGTTCAATTGATCTAACCGCTAAGTTATTAGAGTCGCAAAAAGAACCACTAGCCGATCAATGGGAAGTAATAGAGTTTCCTGCCATTTTCCCAGAAACGGATAAACCGCTCTGGCCTGAGTTCTGGCCTCAAGATGAATTGCTTAAAGTAAAAGCGTCGTTGCCTGGTATGAAGTGGAACGCTCAGTGGATGCAAAACCCTACAGCAGAAGAAGGTTCTATTGTTAAAAGGGATTGGTGGCAACGATGGGAAAAAGATTCCTTGCCTCAAGTTGATTACATTATGCAATCGTACGATACCGCGTTTTCTAAAAAGGAAACGGCTGACTTCTCAGCCATATCAACGTGGGGTGTTTTTAAACCAACGGATGATTCGCCTGATTGTATTATTCTTTTAGACTGTCAAAAGGGACGTTGGGACTTTCCAGAACTCAAAGAAATAGCGATGCGGGAGTACAATTATTGGGAGACGGATATGGTGCTGATTGAAGCCAAAGCGTCTGGTACGCCCTTAACTCAAGAACTGCGGCGAATGGGAATACCCGTAGTTAATTACTCACCAAGCAGAGGTCATGATAAAACAACACGCATGCACTCGGTAGCTCCCGTCTTTGAATCGGGTATGGTTTACGCTCCTAAACGTATGTTTGCTGAAGAGATGATAGAGGAATGTGCGTCATTCCCATTTGGAGCGCACGATGATTTGTGTGATACTATGACGCAAGCAATTATGCGTTTTCGTGAAGGTGGCTTCTTAAGTCTTGATTCCGATTACGAAGATGAAGACAGAGGCGTTAGACAAAGGATTTATTATTAATGGCAATAGAAAGACAAACACCAGATCCCGTAGCTTCAGCTCCAGAAGAGTTGGATATGACCACCACGCAAGATACTGATGATTTGGACAACCAAATTATTGAAGTTTTAGAAGGACTGCAAGAATCTGATGTAGAAATACAAGAAGACGGTTCTGCGCTTTTAGGACCCGAACCAGAAATGCAAATGAGTTCTGAGTTTGATGAAAACTTAGCCGACGTTATTTCTGAGAGTGAGCTGGGTCGTATTTATATGAACTTAACCAGTTCAATTGATGACGACAGATCATCCAGAGAAGATTGGGAAAAAACCTACACCGACGGATTAAAGTATTTAGGAATGAAGTTTGATGAAACTCGTTCCGAACCGTTTGAAGGTGCTTCAGGCGTGACTCACCCTTTGTTGGGTGAAGCCGTTACTCAGTTTCAAGCGCAAGCTTACAAAGAATTGTTACCCGCAGGTGGCCCTGTTAAAACTCAAGTGGTGGGTAATTACGATTCCGCTGTAGAAGAACAAGCGCAACGCGTACGTGAGTTTATGAATTACGAAATCGTACACGTAATGGAAGAGTACGACGAAGATTTAGACCAAATGTTATTTTATCTGCCGTTAGCAGGATCTGCGTTTAAAAAAGTTTACTACGATGAAAACCTACAAAGACCCGTTTCTAAGTTTGTTGCACCCGAAGATTTAATTGTCCCTTATTACACCACCGATTTAGAATCTTGCCCACGCATCACTCACGTTATTAAGATGCCAGAGAACGACGTTCGCAAACTGCAAGCGATTGGTTTCTACAAAAAATTTGACATGCAACCAGGCGAAGAAGCCGACCAATACACATCACTCGATACAGAAAAAGAACGATTGGAAGGTATGGAACCAACTTCTGATACCGATGAAGTGTGTGTGTTGTATGAAGTTCATTGCAATCTTGACTTAGAAGGATTTGAAGACGTAGGAGAAGACGGTGAAGAAACTGGCGTCAAGTTACCTTATATAGTAACAATAGACTCCAATACTGAAGCGGTTCTTTCCATTAGGCGTAACTTTAAAGAAGAAGACCCGATGAGAAAGAAAACAGAATACTTCGTACACTTTAAATTTTTACCAGGTTTAGGATTCTACGGATTTGGATTGACACACATGATTGGTGGATTATCCAAAGCGTCTACGTCGATACTAAGACAGTTGATAGACGCTGGTACGCTTTCTAACTTGCCTGCTGGTTTCAAAACTCGAGGCATACGCATCAGAAATGAGGATGAACCGATACAACCAGGTGAGTTCAGAGATGTGGATGCGCCAGCAGGTTCGTTACGAGATGCCATACAACCATTACCTTTTAAAGAACCCAGTGCTACGTTACTGAATTTATTAGGATTATTGGTTTCTTCAGGACAACGCTTTGCTTCTATTGCCGAGATTGCAGTAGGAGAAGGCAACTCCCAAGCACCCGTTGGGACAACTTTGGCTCTAATGGAAAAATCGACCAAAGTATTGAGCGCTATACATAAACGTCTCCATAACGCTCAGAAAAAAGAGTTTGGATTACTCGCAGACATCTTTTCGCAAAGCTTGCCACCCGTATACCCTTATCAAGTATCAGGTGGTCAAAACGAGATTAAGCAAAGCGACTTCGACGGAAGAATAGATATTTTCCCTGTCAGTAATCCAGATATCTTTTCCACCAGCCAACGTATTGTAATGGCTCAAGAAATGATGCAGTTGGTGCAATCCAATCCACAAATTCACGGACCAGGTGGAGTCTATGAAGCCTACAAAAGAATGTACGCATCTTTGGGCGTGGACAATATAGATTCTTTATTATTACCTCCTCCTCCTAGCCAACCACCTCCAATAGAAGCGGGTATGGAAAACAGTCAACTATTAATGGGACAACCCGCGCAAGCGTTCCCGCAACAAAATCACGATGCACATATTGCAGCTCACGTTACTTTGTTAAGTTTGCAACCCGTGCAAACAAACGCGCAGGTACAAGCCAATATTATTTCTCACATCATGCAGCATTTGCAATTAAAAGCCGATGCTATTGCGCAAGAACAAATGCCTCCTGAAGCGATGCAACAATATCAACAATTGCAAGAACAAGCTAAACAAGCAACGCCTGTTGAAGCGCAACAAATGAATGCACAAGCAAATGATTTGTTGGCGCAGTTTAGTTCTCCAATCATGTCTGATTTGATGACGCAATTCTCTCAACAGATAGGAACTCCGCCAGAAGAAGATCCTTTAGTAACAATTAGAAAACAAGAACTTGCATTAAAAGGTCAACAGTTAAATCAAGAACAACAACAATTTACAGTGCGTGAAGAACAACGTCAGTTAGATCAATCCAGACAAGATCAGATAGATCGAGAGCGTATTGACTCGCAACGTGATATTGCAATTATGAAGGACGAAACGACAAAGGATAGACTCGACCAACAAAAAGAACTAAAATTAATTGATATTGGATTAAAACAATTATAATTATGATTAAAAGAACAGAAGTAAGTAAACAAAAAACACCCAAAACTTTAAACGGTAAACAATCGTATTCTAATAAAGGAACGCTTGTTACTAAAAAAAGTAAATCTTTTTCTACTGACACCACACCAAAACCAGGTATGGGCAAAGGCAAATCAAGAGGTATGGGCGCTGCTGAATTTGGTGGCAAGTTTTCTGGAATTTATTAATGGATCCTCTTTGGTTCGTTGAAGCTTTAAATAAGTTAATTAACGAAAAGAAGTCAGACTTAGAAAGTCTGATTATGAACGGTGCCAAAGATTATGATGAATACAACTATCTACGTGGTCGTTACAATTCCCTCGAGGACGTAGAATTAGAAATTAGGGAATTGCTGAAAAGGAGTGGTAATAACGATGAGCAAGGTACTAATACCTGACCATATCGCAAGAGAAGTCGAGGAAGATAAAACAGAACCCGTTGAACAAACTAATCCAGAGATAGAAGAGGCATACGTTAATACAGAAGAACGTGTTTTAGATCCAACTCTTTTAGATAAATCATTCGTAGAACGCATGCCCCAGCCTTCAGGTTGGAGAATATTAATTTTACCCTACAAAGGAAAAGGCGTTACTAAGGGTGGGATTCATTTAGCCAGAGAAACCGTGGACCGAGAATCACTAGCAACCGTTGTTGCTTACGTGGTTAA